AGGAGGAGTTCAGTCATGAGCGAGGTACCAGAGGATCGTTTAGATCTTGATTGGAAAGATTACGAAGGAGTAATCGGCTACGATCATATTGAAAAACAATTTACACTTCAGTTAAATCATCATCTGCACTGGTTTGATACCAAACAGGAAGCGGAGACATACTTAGTGACACATGCCGACTAACCCGTCAGATTATTACTTGGGTAATCCTAACCTTAAAAAAGTTGGGACTGAAATACAATTCACTCAAGAGCAAATACAGGAATACCTCAAGTGCAAAGAGGATCCTGTATATTTTGCTAAGAACTATATCAAGATCATCTCACTTGATGAAGGTATAGTTCCATTTAAGATGTGGGATTTTCAAGAGGAACTTATTGAAAAGTTCCATGAGCATAGATTTAATATAGCAAAACTACCTCGTCAGACTGGTAAGTCCACTACTTGTGTGTCTTACCTTTTACATTATGCACTGTTTAATGATAATGTTAATATCGGTATTCTTGCCAACAAGTTATCTACTGCAAGAGACTTGCTCGGAAGATTACAATTAGCATATGAGCAATTGCCTTTATGGATACAGCAAGGAATTGTTGTATATAATAAAGGAAGTATGGAGTTAGAGAATGGATCTAAAATACTGGCAGCATCTACCTCTGCATCTGCAGTTAGAGGTATGTCTTTCAACATTATATTTCTGGATGAGTTTGCCTTTGTACCTAATCATATTGCTGAAGCATTCTTCAGCTCAGTATATCCTACTATCACTTCTGGTACCAAGACAAAAGTAATAATTATATCAACCCCATTTGGTATGAACCACTTTTATAAGTTGTGGGTTGATGCACAGAAAGGAAGAAATGGATATGCATGGACTGAAGTGCATTGGACTAAAGTGCCTGGTCGAGATGCCAAGTGGAAAGAAACGACGATTGCCAACACATCAGAAAGACAATTCACTCAGGAGTTTGAGTGTGAGTTCCTTGGATCTGTTGACACATTAATCTCAGCTGCTAAACTAAGAACATTAGTATATGATGACCCGTTAGTACAGAATGCAGGATTAGATGTTTATGAAAATCCTATTGACAATCATGATTACATCATATGTGTTGACGTATCTCGTGGTCTCGCACAGGATTACTCTGCCTTTGTAATCATTGATATTACACATGCTCCATGGAAACTAGTAGCAAAGTATAGAAACAAAGACATCAGACCGATGTTGTTTCCGAACGTAATTTACAATGTTGCAACGAATTATAACAATGCACATGTTCTTATAGAAGTAAATGATATAGGTGAAGCGGTAGCTGCTAGTCTATACTATGATGTAGAATATGAAAATGTTTTGATGTGTGCTATGCGTGGTAGATCTGGTCAAGTTGTTGGGCAAGGTTTCTCAGGTAACAAAGTCCAGATGGGTGTAAAAATGAGCAAGACTGTTAAGGCACAAGGATGCAGTAACCTCAAAACACTGATAGAAGATGATAAATTACTAGCACGAGACTATAATATAGTAGCAGAACTAACTACTTTCATTCAAAATAAGCAGTCATTTGAAGCAGATGAGGGATATCATGACGATCTTGTCATGTGTCTAGTGATCTTTGCATGGTTAGCACAGCAAGAGTACTTCAAAGAAATGACTGATCAAGATATACGTAGAAAGATATATGAAGAGCAGAAAAATCAGATAGAACAGGACATGGCTCCGTTCGGTTTTATTGATGATGGACTAGAAGATGAAGCTATTGTCGATACTGAGGGAAATATCTGGACTATTGATATGAACGAACAAGACTCAGCAAAATGGAAGGTTGATGAGTATGGTGATAGAGACTTCATGTGGAACTATCGCTGAAAAAGAAGCTTTTAATAAATAATTTTAGACAAAAATTGATTTATCATCAGGAGTAATAAGCATGGCTAGCACTCTTCTATCGCCAGGAGTTGATATCCAAGAAAGGGATTTGACACTTGGGTCGATTGAGACAGTGGAAGTTAACGTCGGAGCAATTGTTGGTGCCTTTAGCAAAGGACCAGTTTCAACCCCTACACGTATCGCAACCGAATCTCAATTAATTGAAATCTTTGGTGAACCCACCGACGCAAACGCAGAGACATGGTGGACAGCTGCCAGCTTCCTATCATATGGTGGAGTTCTCGACGTGGTTCGTTGTGCAACATCTGGACAGTTAACCGCATCAGACGATTTCACAACATCTCCATACACTCTTTCTATAGCATCAAAAGATATATACGAAGCTGCTTATCTAGAAGCAAGTAACAACCCATTCAAATTTGCAGCAAGAAACGTAGGTGCAGATAGTAATGGTCTTGTAGTATCAGTCATTGACAAGGGTGCAGATTACATCTTAACTCTAGATGGTATACCTACAACAACTACAGTTGGTACAGAAATTACTGACGTTGCTGGTACTAAATCAGCAAGGATCTATGATTGGGATGCAACTGGAAACAAACTATCAATCATTAGTAACGATGTATGGACAACTACAGATGATGTAGAGAATGGTACTACTGACCTTAACATCACAGCAGTTGTAGATTGGTACGACCAACAAGATGTCACTGTTATAGTTAATGGAGTTACAACAACTCTTGGTAAGTGGAATGTAATTGCTCCCCGTCCTGGTACATCTACTTACGTTAGTGATCGTGGTGGTGCAAATGATGAAATGCACGTCTGTGTATGGGACAGAACTGGTTCCGTATCAGGTACACCAAAAACACTCCTAGAAAAATTTACTTATGTGTCTAAGGCCAATGATGCAAAGAGTGCAGAAGGGTCTATCAACTATTACCCACAAGTAATACTTGAAAAATCAGCATACATTTACTGGGGTTCTCATGAAACTGAGGCTTACGATGTAAGTGCTAATCAGTTAACTGATAACGCAAGTAACATACCTGGTACTGGAAATGCTGGTAGTCCATCCACTACAGTGTTTGACTTGATAGTTGATAAGAACGGACCTTTAAATCAAGGTCACCAATCTTACTCATTCAGTAATCCAGCTGACGGAATAGGTAAAGGTGCTGAAACACTAGGTGCAACATCTGGTGAAATAGTTACAGCACTACAAGAATTTGCTGATCCTGAGACTCGCCTAATCGACTACCTCATTGCAGGTCCTGGCGATGCAGCAAGTAAAACAAATACACAAGCAATTGCAGATGCAGCTATTACAATCGCATCCGCAAGAAAAGATTGTGTTGCTTTCGTCTCACCATATAGAGGAGACGTTGTTGGAGTAACAAGTTCTTCAACACAAACACAAAATGTAATTGACTTCTTTAGCGGAAGAGCAAGCACATCATTCGCTGTGTTTGATAATACTTGGAAGTATGTCTATGATAGATTTGCTGACAAGTATCGTTACATTCCTTGCTGTGGAGATACTGCTGGTTTATGTGCAGCAACCACTGCAAACGGATTACCTTGGTTCTCACCAGCTGGTTTAAACCGTGGTGCAATTAAAGGTGCTATAAAACTAGCATACTCACCAACCAAATCCGAAAGAGATTCACTGTATCAGAAGAGAATTAATCCTATTACCAGTTTGCCTGGTCAAGGTATTGTTCTTTTCGGAGACAAAACTGCTCTCGCTTCACCATCTGCATTTGATCGCATCAATGTCCGTCGTCTATTCTTAGTTCTTGAGAAGACAATCGGTAATGCTGCGAAGGGGGTTCTCTTTGAACTGAACGACGAATTCACAAGAAACAACTTCAAGAATGTTGTCGAACCATACCTTAGAGGTGTACAAGCCGAAAGAGGTGTTACCGACTTCAAAGTTATTTGTGACGGGACAAACAATACTCCCGATATCGTTGACAGTAATGAGTTTAAGGCTGATTTCTATATCAAGCCTGCACGCTCAATTAACTTTATAACTTTAACTTTCGTTGCTACCCGTACTGGTGTTAGCTTTGAAGAAGTTATACCCCGTAGATAATTAAAGGAGCACAACAGAAATGGCAACAACACCATTAGGAATTCTATCATTCCAAAAAGCGATAAGGGGTGGTGTACGACCTAACCTCTTTTCAGTCGAACACAACTTCCCAACAGGAGTTACATCTCCAACTATAACTGGAGCAAATGGAGCAGAGGTTCCATACATGTGTAAGTCTGCTGCATTGCCAGCAACTAACGTAGGTACAGTTGAACTTCCTTTTAGAGGAAGAGTTATCAAAGTACCTGGCGATAGGACTTACGAAACATGGACAGCAACATTCTACATGGATGACACATTTGCACTTAGAGGTGCATATGAAAAATGGATTTCTCTAACTAACGGAGTTGATTCAAACACTGCAACTGCAGATATTGTTGATACTTGGGAAGATATAGTAATCTCACAACTTGATAAGTTCGGATCAGACGCACAGATATCAGGTGGCAATGCTGCAGGTAATCTTCAAGTTATTCGTAAGTACAAACTAGTACAAGCATTCCCAGTTAGCGTATCACAAATTTCAGTTGCATATGACAACAACGATTCATATGAAGAATTCGATGTTGAGTTTGCATATCAATACCACGAGACCTTCGATGTAGGAGACAATTTAGTAGGTAGAGAATTTGACGATGCTACAAGCTAGCTAAATACTAGGTAAGCAGAAACAAAATATTATGGCAGAGTTATTCGGTTTCTCGTTTAAGAAAAAGCTAACGGATAAGGATCGTGCTCCCTCTCCGATAGCTCCTTCTAGCGAGGACGGAGCTACTAGTTATATTGCAGGAGGTTACTATGGTCAGTATCTTGATCTAGACGGTAACTTCAAGACTGAATATGACATGGTGAAAAAGTATCGAGAGATGGCGATGCATCCAGAAGTGGATTCCGCCATTGAAGATATTATACATGAAGCAATAGTTGCTGATAAAAATGACAGTCCTGTACATGTCAACCTTGATAATCTTGAGGTCAGTGACGCAGTAAAAAATTTAATTAGAGACGAGTTTGAATATATAAAAAATCTATTTGCCTTTGATGGTAAAGCCCATGAGATGTTCCGTAGATGGTACATTGATGGGCGTTTATATTATCATAAGGTAATTGATTTAGATGATCCTGCAAAAGGTATATTAGAAGTAAGATATATTGATCCATCAAAAATTAAAAAAGTAAGGCAGATAAGCAAACCAAAAACTGCAGATGAGTTTATGAAGTATGACTTTGGTAAGTCAGAAGAATACTTTATATACAATCCAAAAGGATTAAACAACACCTCTGCAAATAGCGGAATTAAAATTGCAAAGGATGCAATCACCTATGTGACCTCAGGTATCATGGATACTAATAGGAATATTGTATTATCCTACTTGCACAAAGGTATAAAAGTTCTTAATCAACTTAGAATGATTGAGGATTCTCTTGTTATCTACAGGATATCAAGAGCACCAGAGCGTAGAATATTCTATATTGATGTAGGTAACCTACCTAAAGTTAAGGCAGAACAATACTTACGTGAAGTTATGGGAAGGTATCGTAACAAATTAGTGTACGATGCTGCCACTGGTGAGATCAGAGATGATAGGAAATACATGTCTATGATGGAAGATTTCTGGCTTCCACGTAGAGAAGGGGGTAGAGGAACGGAGATTACCACATTGCCAGGCGGACAAAACCTTGGAGAATTAACAGATGTGCAATATTTCCAAACAAAACTTTACAAAGCGTTAAATGTTCCCGCAGGTAGATTAGATTCTACTACTTCATTTAACCTTGGAAGGTCATCTGAGATCACTAGAGACGAATTAAAGTTCACTAAGTTTGTGGGTAAACTCCGCAAAAAGTTTAGTGATATCTTTAATGATACTCTAAAAACCCAGTTAATCCTGAAGAGTGTTATCACTCCTGAAGACTGGGATGATATGAAAGAGCATATCCAGTACGACTATCTGTACGATAATCATTTTACGGAACTTAAGAACCTAGAAATGATGACAGAGAAGTTGAATGTTCTTCAACAAATGGATCCTTACATCGGTAAGTACTTCTCAGTGGAATATATCCGCACTCAAATTCTAGGTCAAACTGAATCTGAGATGGAGGAAATCGACATTGAAATGGCAGACGATATTAAGTCTGGTAGAGCAATAGATCCATTACAAATGGTTGCTGCAGACCAACAACAGATGGATGCAGATGCCGAAAATCTAGAGCTTGATCAAGAAATGAAGAAAGCTCAGATTCAACAAGCAAAGCAAAAACCCGCGGCTCAAAATAGCAACGGTAATAAATAAAAGTTAGACAACGTTACATTATGGCTACACAGGAACGAGAAATCGTTGATTTACTTTGGGACGGAGGACAAGATGCAAGTGCTCTTGGCAAGCTCAAAGATATGTTGCAAGTAAAAGCTGCAGCTGCAGTTGATGCTAGTAAACTAGATATTGCGAATAGAATGTTTCCGCATGTGCCTGATGATGGTGCCACTGGATTACCTCCAGAAGGCGAAGCATCACCAGAAGAAACAGCGGATGTTTTAAATCGCAATGATGATACCGAAAAGGAAGACAATGATGAAACTGATAACTGAACAGATAGAACCTGTTGAGGTACTTACCGAAGACAAAGACGGTAAGAAAAATACCTTCATCAAAGGTGTATTTCTTCAGACAGAAATCACAAACCGTAATGGTCGTATGTACAGATACGAAACTATGGCACGTGAAGTCAACAAGTATAACGAAGAGTTCGTTCGACGCGGAAGGGCACTTGGTGAACTTGGTCATCCCGAAGGTCCTACTATAAACTTGGATCGTGTATCACATAAAATAGTTGAGCTGACACCTGAAGGTAAAAACTTCATTGGTAAAGCAAAGTTGTTAGAAACCCCTATGGGTAAGATCGCAAAGAACTTGCTTGAGGAAGGGGTACAACTCGGTGTTTCTTCACGAGGTTTAGGCTCTCTCAAAAAAGAGGGTACTACATCCGTAGTAGCCGATGACTTCATTCTTTCCACTGCTGCAGATATAGTAGCAGATCCTTCCGCACCTGATGCATTCGTTGAGGGTATATACGAAGGTAAGGAGTGGACGCTTGTAGATGGCAAGATTAAAGAAGCACAAATCGAGGCTGTCAAGAAATCACTTGACAATGCTCCCTCAAAACAAGAGCTTGCTGAGAGAAAGATTAGAGCTTTCGATCAATTTCTCAGAAGTTTGTGATTTATAAATAAATTATAGATTATAAATGCAGTCTAATTATCCCGTAAGGAGTTACTTAAATGTCTAGTATTGATGAAAAATTCAAAAAGGTGATCGCAGAACAAGCGGCTCCTGAAGAGAAAATCGAGGAAGACGCAGCTGTTGGCGACGCAGCCATCAAGAAAGGTGCAGTACCTCAGCAAAAATCCGACCTTAAAAACGATGCTATCGAAGTCGGTGGAAGCACAAAGGAAAAACCCGAAGGACCTGATAACGTAGGTGCTAAAGCGGCTGCTCCTGTAGGTGCTACAAAAGATTCTACACTACAAACAAAACCTAGTGGTGCATCATCAGCAATGCCTGGTGCACTTTCCGCTAAGATCTTTGATGATGTAGAGAAAGAAGGAGAGACAATCTCCGAGGGAGAGGTCAGTGAAGACATCAAGGCAGTATTGTCTGGTGCAGACCTTGACGAAGATTTCCAAAAGAGAGCAACAACTGTATTTGAAGCCGCTGTAAGTGCAAAGGTTTCTGAAAAAGTTGAATCACTTAAGGAGACTGCAGAACGCAGGATTGGCGAAGAACTCGAAATTATCAAAGAGGAGTTCGCTGGTCGTATAGAGAATTTCCTATCCTATGCCTGTGAAGAGTGGATGTCTGAGAACGAACTTGCTATTGACAAGGGACTCCGCACTGAAGTAACAGAGTCATTCATGGAAGGATTAAAAGAATTGTTCATTGAAAGTGGTATCAATCTCCCAGACGAGAGCATTGATGCAGTCGCTGAAATGGACGAGAAACTTGATGAAATGGAGACCCGACTTAATGAGCAAGTCGAGAAGAACATTGCATTACATGAAGCCGTAGGCATCTATCGTAAAAATGAGATTTTGAATGAACTATCAAGAGGACTTGCAGAAGTTCAGAAAGATAAGTTCGCAACCTTGGCAGACGCAGTGGAATTCAAGACAGAAGAGTCGTATCGTGAAAAACTAGGTCAAATCAAAGAGAGTTACTTTGGTGCAAAGACACCTGAAGTAGCAGAAGAAATCTCTTCTGAAGAACCTACTACTAAAGTTGAAAAGAATCTTAGTGAGTCAATGACAAATTATGTCGCTGAACTAGCTAAGAGGATTTAACATACTGCAAACCCAAACAAAATTCGGAGAAAATCTAGCATGTTTAATGCAGAACAACTCCAAGAAAAGTGGGCTCCAGTACTTAACCATGATGGTCTTCCTGAAATTAAGGACAACTATCGTAAGTCAGTAACCGCTATCCTCTTGGAAAACCAAGAGCGTGCTCTACAAGAAGAGCGTAACGTTCTTACAGAAGCACCAACTAACGTTGGTCCTATCAATACTCAGACAACTGGTGCAGGTGCAGTTGCAGGTTTCGACCCAATACTCATCTCCCTAATTCGTCGTGCTATGCCTAAGCTTATTGCTTATGACATCGCAGGCGTTCAACCAATGTCTGGTCCTACTGGTCTTATCTTCGCGATGAGAAGTAGATATACTAACCAAACTGGTGACGAAGCATTCTTCAACGAACCAGATGCACAGTTCTCTGGAACTAAAGGTGGTACTCCTCCAACAGCAACAACTGAGAAAAACCCAGGTTTAATCAA